ACGTTGCGTTATTGCATGGATACCATTGTAGTATCCCTCACCATCAAGCCCTTCTAGGATGATGATACCTCTCCACCATTGATACTCTGTGTCAGCACACCATGTTTCAGTGTACTCTGGGTGACTAAAGCAGCCAGCCGACAAACCAAATATCTTTTGACCATCTGGTCTTGTCTGCTCACTGTGGTTATACAAGTGTGTATGCCCCTGTACTGCCGAACAGTGTAGCTTAGACACTAGAGCATGGGCAATATGCACAGAACTAATTGGTCTTCCCATTACCCCTGACGGAAAGTAATGGCTGAACATGATATTCTTTATCTTTAAAGATCTTTTGAACTGTGTAACCTTCCAACCATTCTGCTTGTATTGCAAGTCCTTGATCCCTATAGAGCCTTCCAGCTCCGGAGAAGAATTAGTTGCTCTGCTTATTCGATCTTCGTGATTACCTAGCACCATGTACCTCTTTAGGTTGTCCATTCTCTTTAATGGACGCAGCAACCTATCTTGCGCGTCGAGAGCCGCATCAATGTCCTTCAGATATCTCCTGCCTTCAAATCCTTTAGTTCCCTTGTCGTAGGTTGATAGGCTAGGCATGTCCGCAAAGTCGCCCATGCAGATAACAGCATCAGGTCTAGCTTTTACTATGAACTTCCCTAGCTTCTCAAATCTACTGTTATCGTAATCAGGATGCGCGTGTGGATCACCAATAATTAGCAGGTTCACGAATCTCTACTCCAAATTTCAGGGTCTAATTCGGGATTCACACTCCCCGAAATCTGATCAACTAGATCCTCATCATACATGTCGCTATGGGTTTCCCATATCGCACGTTCCAGAACGCTACCGGACTCTTCAGCGCCTGTCTTTAAATGATCTCGTATAGACGCATGGTCTATCTCTTCTGATTCCAAAGCTATCTCAGACAGGGTTATTGCAGTTGATATATGAAATAGTATAAGCCCGGTAATGTGGACGCTTCTTTTTTTATTTACCGCCTTCACTTCCTGTTCTCTAAAGCCTTTAGTCTGCGGTACCCATCCAAGAAACCCAAGAACCCTAGAAAGTTCTCATATAATTCTGTGGAAGACCGGGCTTCAAACTCCCCTGTTTTCTTGTCGAACCTAAGAACGTAAGCCCTCTCGACTTCCTTCCCGTGCATGTCCTTTATAGCGTATGCGTAGGCAGCGCACTGTAAGTGGTACGGTGCGTAGATAGCTGCTGAAGTCTTAAAGTCTATCACACAGAATTCATCGTTGACATTAGCAACCGCATCTACCGTTCCCGCGTAGCTATGGTCCCTATTAAAAACCTTTTCCTCTGCTGAGATCCACTCAATGTCGTTTGTCTTAACCCATTCTCTAAAGGCGTGTATAGCATTGTCAGCCTCTTCGCCCATATCTAGCTTCTTAGGGGATGGTCCCTTCCCTAACTTCCATAGTATAGCTTCCTCACACCACTTATGCACAGCCATACCTATGTTGATAGCCGAACCAGAGGACGTTCTGTAGGCCGTGCGTATCCCTTTAGCTAACTCAGCACCATTCATTTTTTCATGGTTTTCAAGGTAGAACTTAGCCCCTTGATTTGCTGCCCATGGGATTAACGCGGGTTTTGCTATGGAGTCCAAGATTGTGGTAACAGACGGGGCATATTCCCCGTCCACAGTATAGTAGTGCTTTTTTGGATCGAAATCTAAAGAAACCACACCACCATCATGGTATTTAATTTCAGTTTCCATCAGAAGTCGAAATCGTCCTCCTCTTCAGGTTTGTACGCAGGAGCCGCAGCAGACTTATCTCTTGGTACTGAGAACTTCATAGAGATGTACTTATCCCCGTTCTTGTCTTTGTTCATCCAACCGGCTACATCCCACTGTTTACCGCCAACTAAAGCATCGCCCCTATAGTCGGGTTGATTTTCTGCCTTCTTCCACTTGTTACGTTTCAAGTTTAGCGTGTTGTCTCTTTGAACCCAGTCACCAGCCATTTTCTTTTCCTCGTTAATGCGTTGATGTGTTAGTTGATCCGCTGAATGCGCTTCGTAACTTCGTAGCCATTCTTCCTCCTCTAAGTATACGTCTTCCGCCGACATTATACAAGCCCTCGCTGATTCGCTTGTAATGTACGCCATATCGCTATTTTCACCTCCGCCGCTGTGTACTTATGTTGTAACTCTGTTTCTTTCTCTACAGCGGCTTTTAGGCCGTCTAGAAGCTCTAAGTAATCAGAGTGTTGGTAGGCCCATGCTTCCTTGGAAGCGATGCTTCCCTCTGGGGCGCTTAGAAACAACGCGCCATGTTTTGATTTCAGGTAACGCTCTATGTATATTCTGTCGGCCTTGGCTTGAGCTAAATGGATAGAGTTATCACGCATCCAGTCATTAGCACGCTCTACGCTGTCTAATTCAATCAAAGGATTATCGCCTCCGGCGGCTCAAACTTAGCCTTTATTCCGTCTACAACCAAAATTCCAGCCCTAGTCGCTCTGTCTAGTGTATCAAATATGAAAGTGAACTGCCAATCTAGTATGTCGGCATCTCCGTTATGAGCGTCACTGTGACACCTATGGCATAAAGGCATAACAAATATATCAGAAGCCTTGTACCCCATGCCGCCGCAGAAGGGAGCGTTTCTACTTGCTAGATGATGAGCCACTATAGTACCGTCTTTCATAGCGCACGCAGCACAAGGCAGCTTGCTTACCCATTTTAGGTACTGCCTACAGTCCCAACGTTTCTTTTTCTGTAGATCCATACAGTTGTGTCCCCTTGGGGCTTAACCCTCCATCAAGGCGTCTACTATAGCACATCTTTCTTTTGCTCTGGATTCGCCTGAAACAGGTGTTTGTCTGCTCATTTGCAACCCAACTAGCGCCATTTGCACCCTTTCCGCAGCGTCATTCTCTTCTTCAAATAGTGCGTTTTTGTATTCGTCTGGGTCGATGTCCTTTGAAGCAGCCCACTCTTTGGCTATAGCATGTCCGCCAGATGCACCATCAAGTTCTTGCATGTAAAAACTGCGCTTGGTTTCAGGGTCTGATAAAGCGCTTTTAAACTTAGATATAAAAGAAAATGCGCTTTGGGATAACTGATTGTTCATTTTCATCTCCGTCTTTTCGTCTATCATAGGTAGGTATAACTCACTCTGGGATTATCATAACGTAGATTCTATCTCCTATACGCACTATGTACTCAGTACCCTTCGGAGTCTCATTAACAGAACAATACTCCGCAGAATCGCATTGGCTTATCAAGAAAGCATCAACGCTATCTAAATCACAGTCCATTATCTAAGTCCCCTATCCTCATGTTGTACATGTCAACCAGAGTGGTAAACCCGTTCGACTTATCCTTATCGCCCTTGCTCCACTTGGTTGCTAACTTAAAATATTTAGCTGTCTCCATATCTCCGACAAGCCAAATAGATTTTACTTTATGGTAAAAACCTGTAGCGGTTTTCCCCTCAAACTCAATGCTTATGAAAGCATACCTATCTGGTTTCTGGTGGGTGCTGGTTGCAGCAACCGAAACATCATAACCATATTGAGGCGGTACAGTTCTACGCTTTGTCTTCACCTCTATCTTCTCGCCATTATATATCATGTCATAATCTTTGTGGTCTTTTATATCCACACCCAAATGACGGGCTAAGGCAATCTCACCAAGCCTACCAGCAAGATTACCCCGCCCTTTTAGTATGGAATTATTTATACCGCCTAAGTCCTCAGCCCACTGATGAGCCTCCTCCATCATAGACTTATCAAAGAACAGTTCTTTCACTTATATCTCGCAAGCATCCGCCGTACAAGCGAACTCCTGACTGCTTGTAGTGTGGTCGGAATCCTCCGTAACTAAACCCCAATTTATTTTGCTTGGGTAAGGAGTTAAATTGTATTCTTTATGGGTTATTTCCTCGTAAGGTGCCGCCTGATATACATGATCGTCATCAGCTTTGGGTAAAAAGCTAACACCGCTTAGAATATCAAAATTATCATAGCACCATGAGCCTACCTGTAGCCATTCATCCTCCCCCACGTAGACGGTTATGCTTGGCTTATGCTCACACCAATGCAAAGCAAACTTTTTCCATAACTCAAGATGCTCTAATGCAGATACTTGGTGCCTGACGACAGAGTTTTTATCTGCTTTCATGGGAAACGAGAAAGCCCATGCCTCTGAATTGTATGGGTCTTCAACATAGGGGATTCCCGACTCTATCAAAGCATAGTTTAAGGGGTCTTTCTTGTCCTGCCTAACTCTTCGTGTATAGTATCTAGCGTAGGCTGGATGGAGTCCAGAACCATGGACCCCAGCAAGCTGGCTGACAGTTCCAGAGGGTTTTATGCACGTTACAGCAACGGACGGGCTAACCTCTGTATTGCCATGCTTGGTCAATTTCCTTGCCCACAACCCGTTAATTTCTACCGCTTGCAGCTTTAGATCCTCTAATGATTCTGGAGTTGCGTTCAGCACCGCAGGGCAGTCAAAGACCCCGGTTAAGCTAACCCCTAGTAACCTCTCTTCCTCTGCATTGCGTTTCCATATAGGACGCACATATCTAAAATCCGTAAGGGTGGATTGGTAAGTACCCAAGATAGTGGCTAGCCGCACCTTGCGTAATACATCCTCCAGACTATCGTTGGGTCTGAGCACTACTTCTGATAGATTGCATAAACCGGAACTTCTAAGTATCACCTCACTGCAAGGATTGCAACCGAAATCGTGGCTCTTGTCCCTTCTGTCAGGAGAAAGC